ATGTACTCCTGGTGTTACAGAAACTATTATTGAAACAATAACCGAAGATACAATTCATGAGGGTGATGGTATTACAACTATCACTACTACGACACATGACATTACAACTACAACAGTTGCCAATGAAAACTCTGGTGATATTTTAGATAGTGATAATGGTTATGTTGTATCATCTAAAGATGGTGAAATGAATATAGACTGGGGTGGACAAGGCCCAGCTACTATGCCCTCTGGAAATAACTGTGGTCAATTAGGTACAGACAAGTGTGCTATGATTACTGGTTCTGGTAACTCTACATCTACGATGGGTGTTGAAGGTATGGGAACCACCTTTATTCAAACAGTAGATATTTCTGATCTTAATATTAAGCATGGGGGTGAAACTAATTACACAATTAAAGTAGATAAACAAGATGCTAGTGACTCTATCTATATGCATATTACAGGTAAGGATGGAAACACCAATGTCTTTTCTGGTACTGATATTTTATCTGCTAGTGGTAATGCAAGTGGTTATCAAACATATGAAAACAGTTTTGACTTTGCTGGTAGCTTAACAACTGTTATTATTGAGATTGGGGGTAGAGATATTAATCTTGCCATAGGCCCCATGTTCGATTCAGTATCAATCAATGTGTTATATAATGTTATCAATACCATTATTAGCCAAGAAATAACTACCGTAGAAATGTTTGTTGCTCTTAACATAGATGCACCTCAAGAAATAATAAATGTTGTTGAAGATATATTTGACAGTAATGACATGGTGGATACCGATGAAGGTATGACTATGGAACCTATAGAAATGGAAGAAGTAACGTATGAAACTGTAGAAACAGAGATGGCTGAAATGATAGAAATGGAAATGCCAGACATAGAAATAGAGGTAGCCGAAATAGAAATAGAAATAGAAGCAGAGATTGAAGCTGAGATAGAAACAACAGTAGAAGAAACTATTGAAGAAGAGATGACAGAGCCAGAGGTAGAAACAAAAGAAGTAGAAAAAGCAGAGGTAAAGGAAGAGCCTAAAGAAGAACCAAAGGAAGAACCTAAGAAGGAAGAGTCAGCTAAAGAAAAGGCTGGTAAGAAAATTGTTAAGTCAATGGATGATAAGAAAAGATACGATGCTACTAATCAATTAAAAACATTAATTGTTATGCAAGTATTAGGTGACAGCAAATCATTCTTTCAAAGTCAAAAACTATTAGAGGACCGTCAAGGTTTCTTTAATGATGCTGTACTAGCTGATGGTGAAATTAACTATAACCTTATGGGCCAATATCTTTTGTTTGTTGGTAGTGATGGGTTACATAACGAAATGGTGGAAAGTCAATGGCGGAACTAGAATTACCTGGCGGATTAAAATTTAAAGGCGGAAAAATTTTTGTAGTGCTAACTGCCCTATCAACTTTGGGTGGTGGTCTATGGGGTGCTTTTGAATTTTATAAGGATTATGTTAATTTAACTGATACTGTATCATCATATACTGCCCCAGACCTTAGTGGGTTTGATAAACGATTAGAGTTAATACAACAAGAAGTTGAGATGATCCAGGGTGAATTATCTATGATCATACAAGAAGTATCTTTAGTGTCTGATGTTGCCAATGAATTAAAGAATGATCTTAGAACTGATGTTAGACGCATAGAGTCTATTGTTGAAGATGTAGAGCAACAAGTAAAACAAGATGCTAGAGATAATAGTAAAGATTTAAAAGAAACTTTAATATCAATTGAGGATGACATGGATGAGTTGGATAAAGATATTAATGAAGCAATGACAAAGCTAGAAGAAACTATTGATAAAAGAATTAAGCTATCATTAGATAACCCTTTGAGTCAGATGAAGTAATGGCTGATTGGGAAAAAGAAATTGCTGAACTACGAACTGATGTAAAGCATATGTTGCAGAGCCAAGAAACAATGCAACAAGAAATAAAAAACTTACAGAAGTTTTCAGCTATGGGTGCTGGTGGTTTAAAAGCATTAGTAATAATAGGTATTGTACTTGGTGTGATTGCTAAGTGGATGGGATTTTTTGATTAATAATAACAAGCGAAGAAACGGATGACAGATGATAACAACTATAAACTATGGTTACTTCAACAACTTCTTCAAGGTAACAGATTGCCAGACGATAATACAGAATGGGAAGAAGAATTTGACGGAGGGCAAGACCTGGGGGAAGGACCAACAGGACCAACGCAAATCCAAAATAAGTTGGATGAACGACTTTCATTTAGGTCAAATCTTGTATACACAATTACAACAGGCAAACGCCCAATTGCAGTGGAACTTACAAACTACGGTTATAGAGTGCATACAATTCACTAGCTACGGTGAGAATGATTTCTATGATTGGCATAGGGATAATGATTTAGATAAACCTTTTGAAGATGGATACTTAAAAGGATTAGTACGCAAGATTAGTTTTAGTATTTTATTAAATGATCCAGCAGAATATGAAGGTGGTGAATTTCAATTTGAAATAGGTAATCCTAATGACAAAGAAAGAATAAAAACTTTAGACAAACCAAGTCAAGGTGGTGCTATTATATTTCCTAGTTACTTGTATCACCGTGTTAAACCAGTCACAAAAGGTACACGCTATTCCTTAGTAGGCTGGGTATGTGGTCAACCCTGGAAGTAAAATGATCAACTATATTATTGCTGGTATTTTGTGTGTTTCAAACATACAATCGACAAATCTATGTTTTGATGTTAGGATACCAGTTAAATTTGAAACCTTGGCAGAGTGTAATTTCAAAATGAGAAAATTGATAGATGTACTCCATCCAGAGTTTGAAAAAAGAAATTTGTATATGCGTACTAGATGCTTTGTAGAAACAAATATGAATGGAGAGAATACTATATGGACTACGACAGATTAAAAGAAGAGATTACCAATAGTGAAGGCTTACGATTAAAAGCCTATCAATTAGAATACAACACAGCCGATGGTCCAGTTAAAGAACCATTTTATACTATAGGTATAGGCCACCGTGTTAAAGAAAGTGATAAGATAGATGTTAATAAAGAGTACACCTATGACTTTGTTCAGAAATTATTTGAAGTAGATTTTTCTATAGCCAAAGCTGGGGCAGATGAATTGTTAGGTGATTGTCATCCTATGGCAAAGGAAGCTGGAATAGAGTGTGTGTTTGTTCTGGGCAAGAATGGTTTTAGTAAATTTAAAAATACTATTAAATTAATTAAAGAAGGAAAGCACCAGGAAGCATCCGAAGAAATAAAAGATTCGAAATGGTATCGTCAAGTACCACATAGGGTGGAAGAGGTATCAAGAAAGTTGAGGGAAATATAATGGCTTTATTTAGTTTACTTAGCCCATTAACAGGCATTGCAAAAACTGTAACTGAGTCTGTTGTTGAGGGTAGAAAATTAAAACAAGAATTAAAGAACAGCGAGGTCAAAGCCAAGATCAAAAAACAAGAGCTAATGGCAGAAGGAAAAATTAAATGGGAAAACCAAGCACAAAAGAATTTAGAAGGATCATATAAAGATGAGGTAGTCTTAGCTATTCTTCTTGCACCATGTCTATGTGCTTTTTATCCACCAGCAGTAGAGCATATTAAAGTTGGCTTTTCCGTTTTGGAGGACCTTCCAGAATGGTATATGTGGCTACTTTTTGCGGGATTATCTAGTGCTATAGGATACCGTGGCGTAGATAAATTAATGAAGTTTAAAAAGTAAGTGGATATAAACAAAAGAATATTTTGTATTTCTGACCTTCACGCACCCTACCAACATAGAGATGCATTAGCTTTTATTAAAGCGTGTAAGAAAAAGTATAAGCCTACTAGATGGATAAATATGGGTGATGAGGTGGATGGTATGTCCTGGAGTTTTCATTCACCCGATCCAGACCTTGATGCACCTACTAAAGAGTTAGACTTAGCTAAAAATTTTTTACATAAATTACAGGACATTGTTCCCGACATGATGTTCTTACATTCTAATCATGGTTCCCTTCTCTACCGTAGAAGAAAGCAACATATGCTACCAGAGCAAATGATAAAAGATTATGCTGATGTATTAGAGGTAGATAAAAAAAGATGGACCTGGCATCCACATATACTAATCAAATCTAAATGGGGTTCTTTTTATTTTATTCATAACCTTAATAAAGATTGTGTGAAGTCTGCCCAG